AGATCGGCTGGCAGACCCGGCTGATCGAGCTCTCCGAGCCCCAGGTCCTCACCCTCATCGAAGTCGCCATCGGCGGCTTTCAGGACGCGATGCGCGAGATCGCCGCGGCCAACAAGCAGCAATTCCCGGAGGTGCCATTTTGACGCTCGATTACAATCACACGCGCGGTTTCGCGGAAACCCTCAACCACGTCGTCGACGCTGCGCTGACCGCAGACAACGCCACACGCCCGCGCCGGGATTATCTCGGTGGCTCGCGGGTGGGTCACGCCTGCGAACGGGCATTGCAGTTCGAGTTCGCAGGCGCGCCGAAGGACGACGGCGCGGATTTTCCCGGCCAGACGCTGCGCATCTTCGCCATCGGTCATGCGCTCGAAGATCTTGCGATCCAGTGGCTGCGTGCCGCTGGCGTTGACCTTTACACCCGCAAGGGCAATCGCCCTGATGGTGAGCAGTTCGGTTTCGCCGTCGCGGACGGCCGCATCCGCGGTCACGTCGATGGTATCGTTGCAGCCGCGCCCGATGCCCTAAAGCTCGGCGTTCCCGCGCTGTGGGAATGCAAGACCATGAACGCCAGGAACTGGCGCGCCTGCGTCAAGGACGGGGTGGCCGTCAGCAAGCCCGTCTATGCCGCCCAGATCGCGCTCTACCAGGCCTACATGGATGCGAGCGTCCCTGGGCTCGCCAGCAACCCCGCGCTCTTCACCGCCATCAACAAGGACACGGCCGAACTCCACCACGAACTGGTGCCGTTCAACGCCGAGCTGGCGCAGCGCATGAGCGACCGCGCCGTGCGCATCCTCAGCGCCACCGATGCCGGCGAATTGCTGCCGCGCATTGCGCGCGACCGCGATCACTTCGAGTGCCGCATGTGCGCATACGCCAACCGCTGCTGGAGCCTGGCATCATGAGCGATGATCGTGACGACAAGCCCACCGGCGAGGTGATCCACTTCAATCCGTGGCGCGATTTCAACGACGCTGCCCCGCAGCAGGATCCGTTCGGCATCGAGCCCGATGCGGAACAGCTGGCGACATTTCTGGATGTGGTCTTTGGCTATTGCGAAGGCCTGATCCCGGTTCGCGGCTTCGTCGACAAGGGACAGGGCCGCGACGGCAAGCCCAACAACATCTGGATCGAGGCGGACGTCTCGGCCTTCGACAAGCTCAAGACCTTCGCCACCTGGGCGTGGCGCGAGGGTGCTGCCCTCTACGTCATCCCCGGCACGGTCGCCGAGCACGGCCAGGCGCGTGCCCACGAGGTCCTGCAGATGCAGGCGATCGTGGTGGACCTTGATGCGGGCGACATCCCGGGCAAGCTCGCGCATCTCGTGCGCCACCTCGGCACGCCTACGCTCACCGTCGAAAGCGGCGGCCGGACGCCCGAGGGCCCTACCAAGCTGCATGTCTGGTGGAAATTGACCGAGGCTGCCACCGGCGAGGATCTCGTAGCCCTCTGCCGTCTGCGCGGCGACATCGCCATGAAGGTGGGCGGCGACACCCACTTCCGCTCGGCACACCAGCCGATCCGTGTCGCAGGCTCGGTGTATCACAAGGGTGGCTTTCAGCGGCTCGTCCAGATCCGCGACCATCACCCCGTCGAGGTCGACCTCTCGGAGTTCGCGGAACAGGTTGCCGCCATGCCGGCACTGCTGAGCGTCGGCGTGGAGCCCACGCATGAGGCCAGTGCCAAACCCTCGCTTGAAGCCATTCTCACCACCCCGGTGCATGAGGGTGGCACTGACCAGTGGACCCGCTTCGAAGGCGCGAGCGCTGCGATCGGTCACTACGTCCGGCTGGTCCACGACGGCAAGATGACGCCCGATGACGGTTGGGAAGCGATCTGCCAGTACAACGCCGCCATGGTGCGGCCGGCATGGCCGGTGGAGCGGCTGCAGCAGGAAGCCGACCGCCTGTGGGCGCTACACGTCAGGAAGAATGGTCCTGCACTGCTGCGCAATGATGCGGACCAAGTCGCATCCCCAGCGACAATGCCCGCCTACAAGCTGCGTGAACTGCTCGGCGATACGTCTCCCATGCCGGATGACATTATCGCGCCGCGCGTCCTGACGCCGGGTGGTCTGTTGGTCCTGGGCGGCGCACCGAAGGTCGGCAAGAGCGATTTCCTCATCAGCCTTCTCGTCCACATGGCCGCCGGTGTGTCCTTCCTTGGCTTCACACCCAACCGTGCCTTGCGGGTCTATTACCTGCAGGCCGAGATCCAGTATCACTATTTGCGGGAACGGCTCCAAGGCATCCGGCTTGATGCGCGCGTCATTTCGGCCGCACTCGACAATCTGATTGCGACGCCGAAACTCCGCCTCCTGCTTGACGAAAAAGGCATCGCCCTCGCGGCGGCTTCGATCCGGGAGCATTTTCAGGACGCACCGCCCGATATCATCTGCATCGACCCGATCCGTAATCTCTTCGACGGCGGTCCCGACAGCGGCGGCGAAAACGACAACGCCGCGATGATGTTCTTCCTCAACGAACGGGTCGAGCGGCTGCGCGAGGCCGTGGCCCCCGACTGCGGCATCATCCTCGCTCACCACACCAAGAAGATGAACCGCAAGGCCGTGGGAGAGGATCCGTTTCAGGCGCTGTCCGGCGCGAGTGCGCTGCGTGGCTTTTACACTTCGGGCCTGCTGATGCACCGGCCGGATGAAGACAGCACACTGCGCCGCCTCGAGATCGAACTGCGCAACGGTCCGTCACTGGCGACCAAGCTGATCGACAAGGTCGATGGCCGCTGGGTCGAAATCAATCCGATGAACGAGCGCCTGGTGCGCAAGGAGTTCGGCGCCAAGCTCGATGCCGAGCGCTTGCGCAAGCACGACGTCATCCTTGGTGTTTTGCTCGACGAGGCTGCGGGCAGCCGCCTGTACACGACGATGCAGTTTGCCGAAGCCTTCGAGAACCAGGGGGGTCTTGGCAGCAAGCACACGATCCGAGACCGGCTGAGCGTGCTCGGCACGAAGGGCTTCGTGAAATTCGTGCGGGATGCGACCGCGTTCGGCTTCCCCGCCACCCGCTCCCACTCCGGCTATCTCTGCGTGGAGGGGATGACTTTCGGCCCTCCCGATGAGACCGCCGACCCGACCACAGGCGAGGTGATTTCCACGCCCCGTCGGGTACTCCCCAGCCATTACAAATGCCCCCAGTCAGGGTCCTTTCTCGCGGTCGAAAATCCCGAGGTCTGGGTCTACCCGGAGGGGTCCGAAGACGAGCTCACTCATATGAGTGAGGCGTAAACTCATATGAGTGCACCAATCATGTTCTCAGCAAAATCAATGAGTTACGCCCAAAATATGAGTGAGGCACCGCACTCATACCCGCACTCATCCGCACTCATATTTTCTGATGTAAATCAGCGACTTAGCCCAAAAGGAACAGTTAGGTGTCAAAGCCCCCATACTACGTATGGGAGGGCCAACATGAAGAGTTGGCCCGTCCTCCCATACGATGGCAGGCCTCGGGCTCCGCCATGAGGTGACCTCTGATGCGCAGCTGATCCGGTGACGACCTGTCACCCGACTGAGCAGACGGCCCCCCAATTGACCATCCCACATCACCCTTCATGACGGAGACCACCATGGCTTCGAACACCCGGACTCTGCCTGTCATCGGCCCCAGCCCCCAACCCGGCCCCACGACAGGATCCATCCTCGCCCTCGACCTCGGCACCAGCATGGGCTGGGCGCTGCGCCTCGGAACCGACACCCACAGCGGCACTGTGTCCTTCCGACCCAGCCGGTACGACGGCGGCGGCATGCGCTATCTGCGCTTTCGCAGCTGGCTCGACCAGCTGGCCTCAGAGCACATGCTGCCCGAGGCCGTTTACTTCGAGGAAGTGCGCCGGCACGCCGCAACCGATGCCGCCCACATCTATGGCGGCTTCCTCGCCAGCCTCACCGCATGGTGCGAGGAGCGCGGCCTTGCCTACCAGGGCGTGCCGGTGGGCACCATCAAGCGGCACGTCACCGGCAAAGGCAACGCCGACAAGCAGGCGGTGATCGCTGCCGTGCGCGACCGTGGCTTCATGCCTACCGACGATAACGAGGCCGACGCCATCGCCATCCTCCTCTGGGCCATCGAGACCAAGGGAGGCGTGCTGTGATGGATGCGGAAGCAATGCTCACCGAAGCGGCCCGCATCGTCTCCGAGCGGCGTGTGGCCTACGGCGACCCGGCTGCGTCGATGGCGGCGATCGCCGCACGCTGGTCGGTGACCCTCGGCACGCCCGTCACCCCCGCGACCGTCGCCCTGTGCCTGATCGATCTGAAGCTCGCGCGCCTCGCGCACGATCCGGCCCACGCCGACTCCATCACCGACATCGCCGGCTACGCGGCCGTGCTCCGCGAAGTCGTCACCCAACAGCTGCGGAAAGGAATTTGAACCATGGTTCGTGGACGCAAACGCAAACCCGGAAAACGCTACCCATGCGGCAAACGCATGCGCGAGGAGACGGAGCGCGAGGCCATGTCGACCGTGCTCGAGGCGCGCAAGCGACACTACGGCGTGTCGGGCAACGAGGCGCATGACGAACGCCTCGGCACCGCACTTGGACGGCTGGCTTTCAAGGGGTTGATCAGCGACCTGCAGTACCAGGCCGGTGTCGCCTTCGCCGACCTCTACCGTTGGCACAACGTCACCGTCGGATTGCCGATGCCGAGCCCGAGCTCGGTCACAGGGCTGCTGATCAACGAGGGCATCTTCGGTTCGAGCCCGAGTGAGCCGGTGCTTGAGGTCATCGACAAGGTCAAGCGGCGCTACGCCGAGGCGACCGCAACACTCGCTGATTGCGACCGTGAGCAGCGCCTCTCGCCCGGACGCCCGCCGACGTTCGTGGTCTACCGGACGATTTGCGCCGACGAGGATGGGCAGCACTGGGACGCCGATGACATCGGCAATCTGCGCGTGGCGCTCAACGCCTTGGTGCGTGTGTTCCGCCTGCGGTGAGGCTATCCACACGACACGGCTACGCCGCGCTTCGCACGGGTACGCAGGACTTAGTGCATTGATATACAACGCGAAAATCGCTTGACCATAGTTCGTGACGCGGCTAAAAGTTCCGATATTGGATGCTTGGAAATGTGCCCGGAGATAACCCCTCCGGGCATTTCCTTTTCCGGGAGGCGTCGAAGATGCGTGTTGTCTTTCTCGATGCCGACGATGTGCGCATCCGCTTCGAGGCTGCCTGCAAACGCCTCGGAGAGGGCGATGCCCGCCGTGCCTTCTCGATGGCCCTCAACAAGGAAGGCCGCAAGTCCTTCACAGCGATGCGCCGGGCGCTGAGCCAGCAGTCCTCGATCCCCCGCGGTGCTGTGAATGCAGCGATGCGCTTCAAGGGTGCGACGCCTGCCACGCTCTCGACCACGACCTCCGGCTCCGGCCGACATCTGCCGCTGTCCAGCTTCGGTGCCAAGCAGTTCTCCTACGGCGTGCGTGCCAGGATCTGGGGACGTGCGCAGACCTTCCGCTCGGCCTTCATCGTCAACCGCTACGGCAGCGGCGCCTTCAAGCGTAAGGGCAATGCCCGCTTCCCGATCGAGCAGCTCTGGGGTCCAGCGGTCCCCGTCGAAATGCTGCGCGACGAAGCGCACGCCGCCTGGACCGACCAGCACCCCCGCGTGCTGCGTGAATCCGAGCGTCTCATCGGACTGCTGCTGGCAGGAGCGCAGATTGGCGCAAGCCCGCGCAAGCGCAAAGCAGCGTAGGGGGGCGGGGCTAGGAGCCCCACAGCGCACTTCTGAGTAGCGCTGCCGCCGCCGCCCGATATTCGCGTGTTTTTTCTGGTTTCGTTTTTCCGTTTTGTTTTGATTTGGTGGGGCCTAACCCGCTGAAATCATTGATGACGATCCCCAACGAAGCGGGTTTCTGCCGTTTTGATTTCCGCCCTGCCCCGGGCGTTTTGATTTCACCCGTTTTGATTTCCTCCACTGCCATCCACGATGAGGTTCCGATGATCGTCACCGACATGCTGGTGGAGAGCCTGGTGCCTTATGCCCGGAACCCGCGCAACAACACCGCCGCCATCGATGCGGTGAAGGCTTCGATCGCCGAGTTCGGGTTCCGCCAGCCGATCGTGGTTGACGAGAAGCTGGTGGTGATCGTCGGGCACACCCGGCTCGAGGCGGCTAAAGCACTCGGCCTCAACATGGTCCCCGTGCATGTGGCCGAGGGCCTTACGCCCGCCCAGGCACGGGCCTATCGGCTGATGGATAATCGCTCGCATGAGAATGCCGAGTGGGACGACGAGCTGTTGCGGCTCGAGTTCGGCGACCTGAAACTCGATGGTTTCGATCTCGGGCTGACCGGCTTTGACGAGGAAGACCTCGACCGTCTCCTGGGTGCCCAGCAGCTCGAAGGGTTGACCGACCCCGACGAGGCGCCGGAGCTTCCCGTGGAGCCCGTAAGCCGACCGGGCGATCTCTGGGTCCTCGGCGACCACCGCGTGCTCTGTGGTGATGCGACCGTTGCGACCGATGTTGAGAAGCTCATGGGCGGCCAGTTGGCCGACATGTGCTGGCAGGATCCGCCCTACAATGTCGACTACGGCAACAGCGCCAAGGACAAGATGCGCGGCAAGGACCGGCGCATTCTGAACGATGCCCTGGGCGACGGCTTTGCCCAGTTCCTCTGCGACGCAATGGTCAACACGCTGATGGTGACCAAGGGTGCGTGCTACGTGTGCATGAGTTCATCGGAGCTTCACACGCTGCAAAAGGCCTTCACTGACGCCGGCGGCAAGTGGTCGACCTTCGTCATCTGGGCCAAGAACAACTTCACGCTCGGACGCGCCGATTATCAGCGCCAATACGAGCCCATCCTCTATGGCTGGAAACAGGGCGCCGACCATTTCTGGTGCGGCGCACGCGATCAGGGCGACGTCTGGTTCGTCGACAAGCCGCGGGTCAATGACCTTCATCCGACCATGAAGCCGGTGGAACTCGTCGAGCGCGCCATTACCAATTCCTCGAAAAGCCGCGACATCGTTCTGGATCTCTTCGGCGGTTCGGGCTCCACCCTGATCGCCGCTGAGCGCACGGGCCGCGCCGCGCGGCTGATGGAACTTGATCCGAAATATGTCGATGTGATCGTTCAGCGCTGGCAGGATTACACCGGCAAGAAGGCGGTTCTCGACGGCGAAGACCGGACCTTCGATGATCTCAAATCCGCGCGCCTTGCGAAGGACGCCGCCTGATGCAGACGCGGCTGATGTCAGTCCTCGAGTCGATTGCAAACGTCGAACGCATGAAGCCCGCTTGTGCTGCGGGCTTCGGGCCAAAAAAGCTGGCTCTGCTCAGACGATGCGATAGACGCGGCCTCTGCTCTCATCTTTCTCGGACGTGATGGTGAGGCCAAGCTTCTTCTTCAGCGCACCGGCCATGGCACCTCTCGCGGTATGTGATCGCCACGCGGTGGCGGTGACGATCTCGTCGATGGTGGCGCCCGAGGGGCGCTTCAACATTTCGATCAGGAGAGCCTGTTTCGTCCCTTCACGAGGTCTGCGTTCCTTCGGCGCAGGCGGCGGCGTCTCGTCTTCGGCTTCGCTCTTCGCCAGCACGAGCTTCTGCCCGTCCTTGGCATAGTCGCCCTCGCTGGCGGGCCCGCGAAGTTCAAGGATGCCCTTGTTGACGAGGCTGGCAATCGCCGCGCCATAGGCACGGGGATCGGCTTTAGAACCCGAGCGCTCTCGGGTGGGTACGGTGCCGTTGTTGCGGGCGACGGCGGTGAGGATGACCTGCTCGGTGTCGGTGAGTTTCGTCATTGGTCTGCTCCTTGCGGGTTGCGGACCGGCGGTGTTGCCGGTTCCTACGACCGCGAGCCCCGCGCATGAGGCGGGGCGGAGCGTTGGTTGCCGCAGCAGTTACTCGGCGTTATCGCCTTCCTTGAAGGCGGCGTCGGTGATGCGTTTCAGGAGCCCGGCATAATGCTCCAGGTTGCCCACATGGCCCCAGTGGAGAGTGTCGGGGTCGGCATGGAAGTGGTCGTCGCTGAGGGCTTTGAGGCGGTCGAGCATCGCGTCGATCTCGGTCTTCCTGGCGATGAAGGCGGCAAGCGCCTCGCTGTTGTCGGTCTGCCAGTTGCGCATCGGGGGCTCCTTTGTTGAGCCCATACATGCTTCATCGGAGCATGAAGCCAAGCGGAATGAACGATCATTCCATTGCTATTGTTGAACAATCTCGGGCTGGGCGGGCATGACGGAGCAATCGGGCCTGATCCCCATCGGCCAGGCGGCGCGGCTGTTGATGATCTCGGAAGAACGGATCCGCCAGCTCGTCAAACAGGGCTATGTGCCCAAATCCGAAAAGCGCGGTTACGTCCAGCTGGTCGGCGCGGTGCAGGGCTATCTCAAATACCTCAAGGAGGATGAGCGCCGCTCGACCAGGTCGGCGGCCGACAGCCGGGTGCGCGATGCAAGGGCGCTCGAGATCGAGCTTCGGATTGCCGAGCGCACGCGCGACCTG